TCCAATGAATTAGGCGATATCCGTTGAAAGATATCGCCTATTATTGTTTCTATATGTAATCAATAGTTTGTCAAAACAAACGTTCTATCTTTACATAAATGGTAAAAATGGTAACTTATACATTGGTATTGCTAATCCAATGTTAGATAGAATATACAAGCCTCCATTCAAAGCTACCCTAATGCTACCAAGGAGGTGAGAAGTACAATGGGGAAAATTTTAATATTTGTTATATCAACTTGCTCTGGGTTAACTTTTATCATTGGATTTGGTATGCAATGCCTAATAAGAAAATATGCAATTGATATGATTTGCAACCACCCAGAATTATCTGACAAAAAAGTGATCGCTATCACTAAAATGTTATGCAAGTTTAAATTTCCAAAGTATAAAGATTAATTTCTTGTGAAATTCTTATTATATTCCCATTTTCTTTATTCACTTGTATCTAATTCTATCTCCATAAATAGGGAGTTAGATAAAATCTAGCTCTCTATTTTTATTTTTATTGAGAGCACCAGTTCATGAGGTGATTTTTTATTCATTGTATAATGAGCAAAATTTTACAATCTAATTCTTTTCTATCTTCTATCGTCACTTGTATCTAATTCTATTCCAAATAAACCAGCACTCTCAACCTACTTTCTTGTTACTGGAAAGTATAAGACAGCTTCCATCACTCTACAGCGTGGAATAATATGTAATTTTAATCTTCGCTATATTCCCATCTTAGAATCCAGTCAAAAGCTTCATCGTAATATTTTGGATTCAAATCTTTGTAACTTCCAGTCGCATATTTCTCTTTAAAATCATTCCATAGATTGATGAAATAGCTTTTGGAATGTGCTTTATATCTGACGCTATGTGCACCACCTAACAAGTGGTTGATACGATCTTTAGCAGCCTTGTACAATTTCTGTTGCTGTCTGGTAGTCAATGTCATGTTATCCACTACCATTTTCAGCATATTATTCTGTTCTCCGATCATATCTTCCATGTTGTTAATCTGAGCATATGCAATTTTCATGTTGCACCCCATATCTTCAACCATGCTTTCTACTTTATTTCCAGATCCTGCAACATATTGACCTGTCTTTCTGATTGTTGGAAGTACTTCCCTTGTTACCCAAATACGGAACGGTTCCGCAACTGGTTTCCGGCTTCTGATCACAAGAGTATAAAATCCGCTCTCGCTTATGATATTCGCCTCTCCTTGACGACCTAAGTTTAACTTAGCCCGTTCAAAATCTTTTAATCCATTCATTGACATTGTTGGATTCTTCATTCCAAGAATGTCACATACATCCTTAGCAACAAACCACGGTTCTCCATCAATAACAACCGTTCTGATTGTTCCAAACTCTTCCTTTTGAAACAACTGTAATTCTGATTTCTGTTTTGTTTCCATTAACATAAAAATCAATTCCTTTCTTTTTTTTGTTTTATTTTGATAGCGTTTTATATGCTTTTTATCCACATATCTGCCGACACACTATCCGGAGCGTTCCAGCTCATTCATCGCAGCTATTCCGGTAGCTAACCTTTTATGCAGTTTTCAAGGTACAAATAAAGTTGGAAAAAATATGATTGACTTAATCTAATGAAGTGATATATAATAGATGCGTCAATCGTGTGGCTTAACCATACATTGAGTTGAATGGCGGTTTTGAGTTCTTTGGTCGGGACTAAACCGTCATTCTTTTATTTCCGTTTATTTGCTTCTCTTTCAACTAGAATCATTCTGATTAAATTTGAAAAATTCGTTCCTTTTTCAGAAGCTTCTTTTTCCAGTTTTTCCTCTAGTTCTTTTGAGATATAAACAGATTTTCTGATTCCGTTTTGTTTAGGTTTTGCCATCTGTTACCTCCTTTACATCCATTATATTATCACTTTAATAAGTACTAGTCAACATCTTTTTCAACTTTATAACATAACTTTATTTCAAATATTCACCGGCTCTCCATTTTCATCATATTCAATCGGATCAATCTTAACGATATATCCAATTTCCTTTTCCTTATCGAAAATTTCAATCTTTGCCTGCTCCGGATGGCATACCCCACATTCAAAAGAAAATCTTTCATCGTTTTGTTCTACGATTTCAATTAAATGATCAGATAATGCTTCCATGTCATTTTTATCTTCTTCTACTTCTCTAATTTCTGTTGCCTCCGCGTCTCTGTCATAACACTGATCTGGAGGATTTACTCTACCTTCTTCAATAGCATCAATCAATTTTTCTTCCGCTTCTTCTTTACTATTTGCTTCTACTTCATAATGTTTTCCATAACATTCATAGTATTTAACATCGAATTTCTTCATTTTGTCATTCCCATCCTTCTTGCTCATATTCTTTTATCTTGGCGTCTGCGGCGTCTTCTTGTATTTTAATTGAATGTAATCTTTTCTCTCTGCACCAAGAACAACTTCCGTGATTCCTGCATTCATTATCAACCGCCTTGTCCCCTGTATAAGGTTTTCTTTTTTCTTTCCCATGCTCGATTGCTTTATCCAAACTCATCACACGAGTCCTCTTACAACTCTTACCATCTTTGCTCCATTCAAACTCCATTCATTCTGAATCCAACTGTGTATTCTTTTCCTTCTTCATATTGAAATCCTCTACATGTCATATCTTTGTTGAATCCTTTATAAGTTTTCATTGCTGTTTCCTCACTTTCTTTTTTCTTTTATTATTCTCTTATTTCTGTTCAAGTAGAAATTGTTTTCCGTCAAATAAGTAATACTGTTTATTTTCCATTACTTTGTTATATTCTTTTTCGCCTTCAAAAGCACTTACAACATCTTTTTCTTCCGTTGTCATATCTTTATATGTTTTCTTTCCATATCCAGGTGGCAGCCATCCTTTATGTTGGCATCCAAAAATGTTAAATTTCTTTAATAATTCTTCATTTGTAAATGTAATATGACAGGTTCCTTTCTTATAGAAAGTAATATCAAAATATTTCAAAGTAATATTTTTCGTTTCTCCGTATTCTTCCGCAAAAGATAATGATTTTTGCATATTAATAGCTTCTGTTAATCCTCCATCCAAGTAATTAAAACATTTCTCAATGTCTTGTAATTTTCTTACAACTTCATGTCTGGATGGTCGATAATTGTTCCAGATACTATCATATGCGTTTAATGGGATAATAACTTTCTTATTGATTATCCATGCTTTGTTAGTTCTCCATCCGTTAAAATAATGAATGTTTTTTGTACATTCATCGTAATAAGAATATTTGTTACTTAATTTTTCAAACAGATTAATAATTGTCTGTTCTATACCTTTTACAACTTTTTTATTCATGTCCATTCGTATTTCACGGATATTATATACTGAGAAATCATACTCCTTTAATTCCTCAATCTTGTTGTAATACTCCAACTGTAAGTTATTTGTAAGCTGTCCGATAAATTTTGGATTTTCAAACAATGCTTTCCAATATTTACCACGTACTTCTCTAATGTAATTGTTTACAGATAACTTATTTTCATATTTGTTTCTATTTGTTGAAATATCCAGAGATAAAATACATCCACCTGTTTGTATTGTTTCTCCCGAATTTTTATCTTTTTCGAAAGATTGCAAGATATATGGACTCATTGCACGATATTCATTGATTAATCTAATTCCGGCTTTTATTTCCATGTTATATTGATCAATAATTGATTTCAAAAAATCGTTTTCCGCAACTTGTGTATACTCATTTGAATACACATTTTCTTTCTCTGTTTCTGCTTTTTTCAATCCTTCCAGAATAAAAGAATTGTGTTTTGTTTCCGGCAGCTTTACTTTTATTAAAGCTATCTCCACACTTGTTTTTCTTTCTGCATCCAAAAAAGCATCTTCTATATACTTTATTTCCGCTCCATACTCTTCTAATTCTTTAGAAAGTGTTATACGCTCATTACTGCATTGATTCCGTAATGTTTCCGCATTAAGTATGCAAATAACTGCACCACCGTTCCTTTTTTGCATCTCTAAAGCCTTTAAAAGATGCTTACATCCATTTGAAAAAGGTGGATTCATAATAATAAGATCATATGTTTTCATAGTCTCATATGCCAGGAAATCATCATATACAACTCTATGATTATTTTCCTTTAAGATCGCACGTAAATTCCGATCATACTCTATGCAATCAATATCAAATTCGAATTTTCTTGACCATTTATTTTCCTGTTCTTCAATTCGTTTAAGTGTATTTACAATATTTCCACTACCTGCAGATGATTCCAGTATAGTGTTAATATATCTATAGTCCAATCCTTCAAGCATTTGGTTTATGATTCTTTCCGGCGTTGGATAAAAATCTCGGTTATCTTTGAACATTTTATTTCCTTTCCTTTCCTTTAGTGAAATAAGCGGTATAGGTATACTAACCGCCATCTGCACACAATTTTTCTGTTGGATCATATGTAAATATAAATCCATTCTTGAAACTGCTATAGAAGCCTTGTAACGTTGCTAAATGTTTCTTAATGGTCGCAAATTCCGGTTTAGTTAGATTCTTTTCCGGTTTTACAATCCAGATTGTAGCACCTGTTTTTGTATGTTTATCTTCCGTAATCACATACTTAACATTCTCTTCTTTTTGTTCCTGTTCTGTATGTTTTGTTTCTGGTGTATTATTTTTTTGTTCTGTTTTCTCTCCATCTTCCATATAAGACACATTGAAAAGTTTTCCACTTGGATCTTCCTTGAACAAAAAAGCGTGCTTGAATCTGGAATAATAACCACCGATAGACTTAATATAAATATTTACTTT